CAAAGAAAAACACCATGCGCTGCATGGTGTTTTTCTTTGGTATCCGGCGGCTACCCGTTTTTTATTCAGTTCCTTGCAGTTTCTCGTCCGTAAAAAGCGGCTGTTTATCTATATTTTTCGTTTACGCTCGTTTTAGGGCTTGAAATAAAAGGTTGCCAGAAAGTTGCCGGAAGGTTGCCAGTTACGCAGTAAAATATTTTTCAACCTTGAAATCCTTACCGTCTATATCGTTAATGAAATCTTTTGCAAGGCTGAAATAAAACTCCGCATCTTCTCCCCTGCCTACCATTTCGGCGGTATCGTGGCTGTCGTTGTAGTACATATTCATGCACAGATAGTATTTGCATACCGCCGTTATGCCTTTCGTCGCCAGAAACGCCTTGATGGTATCATAGTCCCATTTCTGACCGTATGGGCGCATACCCTTGACTATCTGCCGCGCCTCTTCGGGAGTTATCCGATATGCTATCTCTTCGAGGCAATACATTGTTTCCTTGTACACCTCCGGCAGGCGATCCTTTACCGTGTGCATCATATCAGAGAGTGCATCAGTCACTTCCGTCATATCGGTGTGCCTTTCGGATATCAGGCGTATGATCTCCTTAAAGCTCATTACTCTGCGCCTCCGGTAATGCTTGCAAGGCTGTTAGTGGGTGTGCAAGTTTTATTGAGCAGTTTAAAGCTGCCGCCCGTGGCGTTGGTTTTGACGATGGTAGCATATTTGGTGCGGGTGCGTATGGCGCAGGCTGTGACCTGGGCGCAGCAGCTATTTATCAGCGGGTACTGCTCCGTGCCGGCACCTATAGTGACAAACACGGGCGCGGTTATAGTGGTAGCCGCCGGGATAGACTGAGCTACCACGATGCAGTATTTCTGATTATCGTTATAGTTGCCTGCCGGGAGATTGATTATTAGCCCGGTTCCCGCCGTGAAGGTAACGGCCTGGGAGATTATAAGGTTGGGGCAGAGTTTGCATACATTTTTACAAGCCATTTTTTATGCTCCTTTCAAAAATCAAGGGGCAGCATACGCCGCCCCGATATATCACGGCATAGCCGGAATTAGCAGCAGCAGCCGCAATTATTACCACAGAAGGGGGAGTTCCCCGCGTTGTAGGTGTAACCGTTGGGATAGCGGACTACTCCGTACATGCGGTTATCCATCTCAAGGCTGGACACTTTGTCCCTGAGAGCCTGCATTTCGTTCGCCTGTATCAGGGAGCGGGTGGCCTCGGCCTCGGCGTGGATAGCGGTGGTTATGTCGCAGGTGTTCTGGTTCATCTGCGCTGAGAGGTTGGCTATACCGAGCCTCTGTTCACAGCAGCAGTTTGCGAGCTGGCTGGACAGGTTTCGGCCTTCGGTGGTGATAGCGTTGTTCAGCGCGAAGGTGGAATCACATATACCGTTGCCGATGTTAGTCAAGCGGTCATTGATCTGGCCGAAGTGCTGACCGAAGAGAATTTCCTGCTGAGACGCAGCGGTGGCATACTGTCCAAATTCGCCCTGGCGGTTCCAGCCGCCAAAGCCGCCGCCCATCATAGCAAAAAGTATGATAAGGGCGAATATCCAGAAGCCTCCGTTGAAGCCGTCAGTCTTGCCATCAGTTACCGCGGCTATATCCGCGAGAGAGGGCATATTATCCATAGTTCTAAAGTTCCTTTCGATTTATATTCCAATCCCGCGCGCGCTTCGGGTAATGGTCTATCTTAATTCAGAAAGAATATCCTCGGGGTCTATCCCATATTGTTTGCAGGCCGCATAAAACATCTGTTTAGGGTCGCCGTTGCCTATCATCTGCTTTATCTTCTGTATTTGCCCAGGAACGGACATCATCTGTTTAGCCTGCGCTATCATTTGTGGGTTGAGTTTCCTCGGACTTCCTCCGCTTAGCATTTGTAGTATCGGGTTTGGCATTTATCATTTCCTCCAATCTGGCTATTCTCTGTTCAAGGCCGTTCACATCGACAGGCGGAGCGGGTTTATACGGGGTTATGCTGTAAGGCGAGAGAGAGGGGAACCCCGCCCCGTCCGTTGTTTTAAGCCACACTATGGGGGCCGTTTCGTCCAACAGAAGAGCGGAGCTATTAGGGGGCATTTGATACGCCTTTGCGCCGCCCTCACCGTTCACTTTGACTACTTCGGTTCGCTGATATTGGGTTTGCTGGTTAAAATAAGGTTGGTATGGATACACTGTTTCACGCTCCCTTCTACCTGAATTTTGGCATAAAAAAAGAGCCGATAGGATTGCTCCCATCGGCTATTTATCGGCTATTTACAGTGCGTTTTCAGTTGTTTTTCGGCAGCCTTGCACCGCCTGCGTATCTGGTCATATTCAAGGGGTATTTCAAATTTAAGCTGGTACTCGCCCGTCAAAGCGTCGTATGATATCCCGTCTAAAAGGCGGCGGGTTATCAGCCAGCGGTCTTTTTCGTTATGTATCCATTCGTGTATGAGTGCTTCCCATTCCGTGCGTGAACGGGAATTAAGCAATGCTTTATCCATTTCAAAGGGGCCCGCTTCTCCAAAAGCCTACACCTCCTTTATAAAAATGCGCCCCCCAATTAAGGGGGGCTATTGAAAGGGATTCCCGTCCGGGGGCTACTGTTTGTTGTAGTTTGCCGAGGATATGCCCAGCACCGCGCCCAGGAACGTGTCAACGGCGGTGATAGTGCCGACGATTTCCTCAGGATAAGGGAGGTTCCAGATACCCGCGAGGGCGAAATAGAGAGTGCCTATGGCGGGGAGCCAGATCAGGGCGATTGCCTTGAGAATGTCGTATACCTTGTTCGAGAGTTTCATGTTTTTTCCTCCTTTAGTTGTTGTGTGCTTCAAGCCTGTCCAGCCGGTGGTGGGCGCTTTTTGCGCTTTCTTCCACACGAGCCACGCGGAGGTCTATGTCCTCAATTTTGGTGGCCTGCGCCCGCATATCGAGTTTGATATCGTCCACGCCGCGCTTGATGTAGTCCACGTCCGATTTAAGCGCGGTATCAATGGCGGTGTCGCGTGTCGCCGCGTCAATCGCGTCCTTTCTTGCGGTCTTTATGTGAGCCAGCCAGCCCAGCAAAATGCCGCTCAGTCCCGTTACGATTGCCCATATCCATTCTTTGGTCATGGGTGCTCCTCCTTATTTTTTTAGTGTGCCTACATAGATTTTGCCGTCCACGGATACGGTAGCCTGTAACACTTCCGGCAGTTCCGTTTCCCCGGCGTTTGCATAGTCGCCCGCAAACCGCCGTATGGCTGCAATGGTGTTTTTGCCCGCTATGCCGTCCGCGTCCCCCGCGTCATAGCCCAGAGCGTTAAGGGCGGTTTGCAAGGCTTTGATGTCGTCTCCCCGCATCATGGGGCTCGTCAGGGTTATGATCTTCCGCGCCTTTTCCTCCTCCTTTTCTTCCTCCTGCTGGAGCAGGGCAAGCCGCCCCCAGTGCGTCCAGTTGCCATCGGACAGCTTGCGCTTGCATACGCCATCGTCGCGGCCTTTCGCCTCTATGGTGTAGCCGCCGCCGACGTATACGCCGACATGTACCATTTTCTTGCTGCTTTCGCTGTACTTGAATACGAGGTCGCCCGGCCATATGGGGGTTTTCCCGGCGTAGCCCCTGTTTTCGCCGCACATACGGTAAAGCCCCTGGGCGTTGGTGTCGCCCTTCATCCAGTGCTTTATGTCGCTGATGTAGTGTACGATGAGGCCGGAACAGTCGAACGCATAGAGAGGCCGTTTTTCGGCCTTCTCCATGAATTTCACGGCGCGGTTGTAATTCGTGTCGCTGGTTTCGCGCCGTTCTATCCATGCGTAGGGGTCGCTCATGCTGTCAACCTGCTGTCCCTGCGCTCCCCATACATACATATCGCCTACGTGGGATTCCAGGTAGGCGATAAAACCGTCTATTCTGTTCATTTGCGTTTACCTGCCACCGCGAGGCCAAAGCCTATCAGGGCTATGGATACCGCATACGCGAGGACGGAGGCGCCGCCGGTCTTGGGTATCACCACGGGATTTTTTGCAATGGGCTGTTCGGCGGGCTGCGCGGCGTTAAAATAGTAGGTTTTGCTTACAGTCCTGTCCTGTTGGAGTGCGTTGTAGAGTTCTTCGGCGGTGGTGGCGTTGTCGTAGGCCTTGTCCTTGACGGTTATACGGAGGGCGGCGGGCTGGTCGGTAACTATGCCGCTCAGGTAATATGTTCCGGCCTCCAGTCTCAGGTCGTTTGTGTCCAGCTTTACGCCGTCCAGCTCGATTATAAGCTCCATATCGGTCAGGTCGAAAAACCGGGGTATGCCCAGGTCAACCTTGAGCAAAAATAGCTCATTATTGACGTAGGTTTTGGATACCGCCTTGCCGGTCTGGTAGTCCAGCGCGGTTATATCCAGAGTTACGGGGTCTGCGGCGTAGGCTATGGTGCAAAGGCACAGCATGAGCATTACCGCGAGGATACAAGTGAGTTTCTTCATTTTGATTTTTTCCTTTCTTTGTTTTTGTTTTTTTAATTATGAAAAAAGAGCCGTGCGGCTCCTTATTCCTGAAGTTCCCATCCCTGCGGGTATGCGTCTGGGGTGTAGACGTTGGCGGCTATGAGGCTCTTGTATATCGCTCCGTTCCACCAGCCAAGCTCATCTTTACCAAACGCCTCGGCTGCCGTGATGACATCTGGTATCACCCTTGCGCCGTCCTTGTACTGGATTTTTACCCATAGAGTAGGCGCGTGGTCGGGGTCGTTGGCCTCGGTATCCCATAGGTCTACGGTGGCCTGTTTGAGCCAGCCGTTCCAGTTGATACGGGTTCCGGCTTTTATGAGACTGCCGCTCTGTTTTAAGGTTGGATAGAGGTCTACGCAACCGCTTGCGTCCTTATCGGGTACGGCGGGCAGTGCTTTTTCAAGTTGCGCCCGCCATACTCTTGCTTCTTCTGCCGTGCGTACTATCATGCTTTTTCTCCTGTCATAATATCGAGGACTTCGGTATAGTCGATAGCCGGGGGCTGTTCGTGTTCCTCCCACGCCTGCACTATAGCCGTGTCGGTTTCCGTCCAGTTCTCCGTATAATAAAAGCCCTCCTTTGAGGGCATGGGGGAACGGGTCACGGGCTTATAGCCCAGCTCCTTTATTGCCGCATCGTCATTGGTGGAGAGGTGCGCCCCTGCGGGGTGCGTCACACCGTTGATTATAAGCGGCGATTGCAACTCAATCGGCAGGCGTAAATATTCGGGATACTCACCCGCCAGTTTAGCATAGTTTGAATTTAGCATTACATTACTCCTTTTATTGCTGTGTGATTGTTGTTCCCTCCGGGAATCGCAGAATAACTATACCTGAACCTCCCGCACCTCCCTTGTGCCGACCCATCGCGCCGTGACCACCGTCACCTGTGTTAGCCACTCGCTCACTGGGAGATGATACGCCACTATTACCACCAGCAGAGAATAACGCTCCATTAGCTTCGGCAAAAGCACGGGTAGTTGTTCCTTGTCCAATGCCAACTGTGTTACCACCGTTACCACCGTTGCCACCATCAATACCACCGTTAGCATATTTAGAACCGGAAGCACCACCAGAACCACCGTTACCACCACTATAAACTGAACCCGGTTTGCCACCAGACGCAGAATATGCGCCGAATGATGTTGGGCCTCCTGCACCTCCTGCGCCGGGGCCGTTATCTGCCCAAACACTATTATCATAATTGCCGCCGTAGCCGCCATTGCCAATAGTAACGATAATATCTAAATTACCAGTTATATCAGTTTGGAGTTTAGTAATCGTATATCCCCCACCACCACCGGGGCCGCCATAATAATAATTGTATGAGCCGCCAGTGTTTGCAGCACCTCCACTACCACCAGCGCCACCTCCAACAAGAAAAACATCGCATACAGTGGAATGATTAAATATCAAAGTGCCCGATGATAATAATCTCAAACAATTATCTTGTATATCGCAGTTGCCAGTATACGAAAAGATTACTTTATTATTGTTTATCATCATTCTACGCCGTAAGGCAAACTGCAAGGGTATCATAGCGCATAGGCGCTTTTTATTTTACGGAGGCTGCCCCCCCCCGATAGAATTATTTTACGCATAGTGCACTTATTCCTTTCACATTTTCCAATTTATGTAGCTGTACTTGGTGCTGAATTCCGTCCTAAAGGTGAAGGTAATATCTCCCGTAATAGCATAAGGGAAATACCAAGTGTAGGATTTGACATCATCTGCATCATACATCTTAACAAGCTGATTATTAAAGTAAATATAATGTATGTGACTCACCGGATTAGCAGATATAGCTAACGTTGATCCTTCTGTGATTTTGATTGTTTTATTTCCGTCTCTATAACCATATTGTATACCATCGCATATCACTTTGAACCAGTTAACAGGGTCGGAATTCCACTTCACGGTCAATGTGTATTCCTTTGGCTTTTTTCCGCCCATCAGCCTCCTTCGCAGCATAGCTATCATGCGCTCACAACCTCCTGCACTGCCCACACACCATTGTATACGTCAAATTCGTAGGTTTTGCTTGCCTCTATTGCCGGGGCCTCGCCTAAATAGTTCGCCCCGCTCACAAACGACACCGCAACCGAGGCCGCCGTGCTGAATGTGCCGTGCGCCCAGCCGGAAGCGGGAGGGGTAAACACGTATGTACCCACAGGAGAGGATACGTTATATATGGTGTTTGCCGTCAGTGCTGTGCCGCTGGCGGGGAGGGAGGAAGCGAGGGCGGGCGCGGTCTGCTTTTTGCTGAACAGCGCGGAATGTGCGTTGCCTGCGCTGTTATGCCCCGACACGGCCCCGGAAACATCGTCCGGGGTGGCGTAAGTCCCGGCGGGTATGGGGGGCTGGTAGTCCGTCCCGGAAACAAGGGGGGGCTGGTAGTCAACGCCTGCCTCCGCCGCCGCCAGTTCACCATTGGAGGCTTTCAGCAGGCCGGAAAGGGCCTCGTCTACAATGCCGCCCCAGTATCCCGCGAAATTGACGGAGCTGGCCTTCTTCAGGAACTGCCCTGCCTTGCCGCCTATGGGAAGGCCGTTTGCGGCGCTGCCCACGGTGGGCAGGCCATAAGTGCCGTCGTTCTTTAAAAACAGGTCTCCGTCGCCGGTGGTATCTACCCTGTCGCAGAGGGTTTTCAGCGCGGTGAGGACGGCGGCTATGTTGTCGCCGGTTATGCCGCTCACCTCTGCGCCCACGCTGGCGGCGCCGCTGGGCGTTTTAAGGCTGTCCGTGTATTCCTCTACCGCGTCTATCAAGCCCTTCAGTTCCGCGATAAGGGCCTGCACGTTGTTGCCAGCCATACCCTCAACGCTTGCCCCTATGTCGCCGCCGCCGGATTGAGTGAGCGCGTCTATGAGGCCGTTCAGTGCTTTCTTGAGCTGGTTACTGTTGCTGTCGAATATCGCCTTCATGTCAGCAGCGGACCGCTGGGGGCGGTCCGCTTCGTTGACTATCGGGTTTGTCCACGTGGTTATTTTGTTGTCGGTTAGTGCCATGTGTCCCTCCTTTAGTAAGTAGGCCTTATCCATTCGCCGTTGTGCTCGTAGCACCAGACGCCGTCGATTTCTTTAAGCTTCTTAAAGCGGGCCTGATAGCTCGAAGTATAGCCGAACAGTTCATGGAACATATATTCTTTCTGTTCCTCGCTTGCATCGATTTTTTCGAGGTAATCGACTACTTTGGCCTTTTTGCTGTAGCTTATGCTCGTGCCGTACTGGTCGTAGTCGCTTATGAAGTTATCGCTCTTATTTGCGTAGCTGAGATACGTTTCAGCGGATATCCCGGCTTCCGTCTTGGCCTTCTGATACTTGTTATAACTGCTCTTGCCGTGCTGGGTAAGTATGTCGTTTGCCGCCTGGCTGCTGAAGTCCACCACCCAATCGCCTTCAATTATCCTGTTGGCAAGCATGGTCTTATCCTTCTCGGAGAGTGTCTTATCGGCCATGAGCGCGGATACGAGCGCGTTTTTGTCCTCGGTCTTTGTAGACCCGCGAGAACTGTAAAGGTTCTGGTACTTCAAGTATTCGCCAACGGTAACGCCGTTTTTCACAAGCCCCTTGACCTTGTTTATGTCATCATCGGACATTCCTATTGCCATCATGGCGGCAAGCTTCTGCTCGTCCGTCATGTCGCTGTCGGCAACAAGGGTAAGGTATTCGTTATCGGCGTTGCGGTATTTCTTGCCGAGCTGGTTCTGCGCCCGCTCTTTAGCCTGAGCCTCTGACAGCATGGGGTTGGCCGCTTCTATCTCGTCGGCAAGTTTGCTTATCTCTCTGTTGTCCGCTCCGATGCTGTTTTTGAGCTCATCATACTTGGCCTTGAAGTCCGTAAACGCGGTTATGTTGCCGCCCGCCTTTTTAAATTCGCCATACGCTTTGGTTTGTTCGGGAGATAGTGTGGGAAATCCTTTCGCCACCCATTCCTTTTGCTCCGGCAGCGCGCTGCGGCCTAAAGTAGCAGCCCGCAGGAAATTGATAGGTGTCTGCGCCACGGCGTATTGCAGATTGCCCTTCTTGTCGTATTTGCCGCCCCGGAAGAAGGTATCAAGGCCCTTGACAGTCCTCGCGAGCTGTGTGCCGCCCCATGGAGTAACGAAGTTGCCGACAGCATCAAGGCCGCCCTCCCAATCGAGGTCTTTGGCCGTAGCTTTACCGCCTGCCATGTCGATAAGAGTTCCAACGGTATCCTTGCCCCACATCATGGCATCAGCCGCAGCCCGTATGCCTATGTTGCCGGTGCCGTAACGGGTAGGCGAATGTTCGCCGAATAAATTTTTACTGGTTTCGTCGCCCATGAAACTGGTGATTATGTTTATAAACGGAGCAGCGTCCACTACAGTTCCGAGAGAAGCCTGCCCCAGTTCCTTGGCATAATCAAGGGCGTCCTTTTCTTCGTCCTCGTCATCGTCATTTATGGCGTTCGTTATGGTATCTACCAGAGCGCCTATAAAATCTAAGCCCACGACTTTGTCACCGAGCACTGCCTGCGCTAACGTGTTGAATGCAAAGGCCGTGACCTCGTACATCGCGAGGCCGGCAGCGGCACGTGCTCGCGCCTGCGGGCTCACTTTCAGATCCTTCACGTGCTCAAAAAATGTATTCCATTGGTTGAGTATTTCGGTCTGGAACGGGGCAATCAGATTGACCACCTTTGAATTATTAACCAGTGCGCCTTCGCCTACGCCTCGGCCTGCCACACTTCGGCGGGTTATGTCGTCCGCATAGTCTATGGCGTTGTCATAGGTGCGCTTCATGCCGGACATGGCCGCCTGTGGGTTCTCGTTATACTGCGCAAAAGCAGAGAACCATGTAAGCTCATCACCCCAGTGTTGAAGCAGTTCCATGCCCTTGCCGGCGAGCTTCTTAGCGCTCAGCCCGTCGCTTTCCAGAATCTCCATTGCGTTGCTGCCGTAGCGCTGGGCCATAAATTGAGATTGTCCTCTTGCTTTGGCTATCTCGGAATCAGGATTGTGATGATAATCCGCAAGCATCTGTATGCCCTGTGCCCACGCTTTGGGGCTGGTCACATAGCTCATTGCGTTAGGCAGGTTTGATGCCTGCACAATCATGGTACGGATATTGCCCATTACCTTATTGGCACGTACCCGCTTGTTGAGATTATTCAGGCTGTTCAAGGTCTGGCGGGAAAGTATCTTCTGTACACCGCGGTCTATAACGTGGTCGCTTTTGCCGCTCATGCCGTCCGTCCAGTCCTTAACCCATTCGATAAAGCCTGAGGCGTTCTTTGCGTTGATGGTATCTGCGCTGCCGCGTATCGTCGTTTCCAGTTTGCGATAATAGTTGGTAAGCGGGTCATATGCAAGTTTGTATTCCGCCATGCCGATATAACTCGCCATGGCGTTCGAGGCGCTCTCAAAGTATGCCCCCCGCCCCCGGTGGAACATTGCGCCCCACCAGCGGGATTTGGGTTTTGTCTGGTCGGATACGCCAGCCAGCGCGGGGGATACATCCTCGGTCACGTTTTTGGGCCTGAGGAAGTCGAGCACGCTGTAATCGCTCAGCATTTCCTGCGCGTGGTGGAAATAGTCCTTCCGGGGGATTATCCTTTTGCCTTCATATATGGCCCCGCTGTCTATCGCTGCCCGCTGAGCCTGCGCATTCATTTCCGCTACGCGCAGTTTCTTTTCCAGCTGTACCAGTTCGGTTTTCATGCTGTCTACTTTCGCCTGTTCTGCTGCTATACTGCCCTCGATCTTGGCGAAAGCCTTCGTGTCGGTCCGTTGTTTATTGTTGCGGGTGTCCTGCAGCCGCTGTATGCGGTTCTGTTTTTCGGTTATGGCTCTGGTCATGGCGTCAACCTTGGATTGCGCCACGTCGCGCCGGGATACCGCAGTTTGATATTCTTCCTCGGCATTCTCAAGTATGTTAGGGTAGATGGTCTCCATCATGGAATTTATGCGATTAAGGTAATCTTCGTACACCCGTCTATTGGCCTCGGCGAAGCCCTTAACGTTCTCCCATGTGTCAGGACAATCCCGCTGAAGGTCTGCGAGGGTATATTCTATCAGTTCACCGTCCGGCCCCTGATACTGCCCTTCTCCGTAACGCTGGGCAGCTATATCTTCTTTGCTCTTAGGCTTTATGTCATACTTCCGCATGATCTCCTTATAGGATTCTACTGAGGAAGTAAGGGATTTGCCATAATTGCCGCCCGCCTCGTTAAAAGGCTTTTCGAACAGGTTATACAGCGTATTGCGCAGGGCCTTATTGTTGCCGGCTACCGTATCGAATACGCGGGAAGGTTCTTTGGTATAAAGGCGTTGCTTGCCGCTGCCGAGCAGATTCTTTGCAAGTACGCTGAAATCCTCGCTGGTAAAGTCCTCTATGTTTTTCTTTTGAATGTCCTGCAAGGAGGGCATTTCCTCTGAATGCGTATAGTATTCGCGCCCTAAAGCCTTGGTCTCGGCGTTGACCATGTTGAGGTTCTGTGCGGCCTGGCTGAGATTTTTGGCAAAGTTTTGTTCCTTTTCGGATAGGCTAAGCTGTTCCTCCGCCTTCGTGGGGTCGTCTGCAACAGCTGCTAACGTTTCCTGTGCGGTGGGCTTGCGTAAATTCGCAAGGTACTCCTTGACGCGAACACTTTCCTGTGATACGGTGTTATTGACATCAGAGGTGCGAGTCGCGGCGGGCACTTCTCGCCCGTTGGAAAGAAGCCCCTCGGTGTCGGAAGCGTCGACCGAGCGAGTCGCGGCAGGCACTTGTCGCCTGTTGGAAAGAAGCTCTTCGACGCTTTTATTATTTCGCGTGTACCTTATGTTCTCATCTCTCAACAGGTCTGCAACGTAAGCAGGATTATAAGCGTCAAACACGGAATTTACGCTGTTGTATGGTTCTATAGCGCCATCTACGTCTATCCTAATGGGGACTATGACGGAATCGCCGTTTTCGGTCTGCCAGTCCGTCCACACAACAACGCTGTTGGTATCCCCTTTAGAAATATGGTCAGTGGTGTTGCCCGTTATTATCATAGGGTCGGCAAGTTGATATGGAAGCTCATCCAGTACACCGCGTCCAAGGTTATGTTTGCCGCCGTCCTTTTTGTCAGCAAAAGCGACCTTTCTCGCAACAGACTGATCCATCTGTAAGACGTTATCGGAATTCATCTGCTCCGCAAGAATGCCGGACGGCTTTCCGATAAGTATCTTGTTGCCAGTCGCAGCGCTTCTGTCCAGAGCTGCGGTTATCTCGTTGATGTATCGCGCAACATTGCTCTTGTCGAGCATATCAAGGCTCTTGGCCGCCTCGCGGGTCGCCGGAGTAACATTGGTAAGATCGTTATCAGTATCAGCCCTTTTCCCGCTGGAAAGCCTCATTCCCTCGGTATTGGCAAGGAACTGCCGGCCTATGCCGCTTTCGCTCGTGTATGCTTTATTGGATAGTCTGTTTGCAACGGTCCCTTTTTCAAGTTCTGCGCCTTCTGACTGAAGTTCCGCCGACAGTTCCTGAATAGCCTGTTTTTTTGCGTCTGCCAGCCTTGCCCTATTTGCTTCGGTCTCGCTCATACCCTGTTCGAGGTATGTGTTTATATCCATGCCCTCTGCTATGGTGTTGGCATAGTCGTTTATGAGGGCTGCCCCTGCGGACTGTGTATTCATCACATCCGCCGCCGCGCCCATGCTAAAGCCGCTCAGGAATCCGCCTGCGCCCGCTTCAAGCACCTGGAGCAGTTTTTCCTCAAGTGCCTTTGCCTTAGCGTCCTTATCGTCGAGGCCCATTTCTTTATACTCAGCCACGGCCTTCTTGAAGTCAGACTGGTTACCCATAATGGCCTCATTGGCAAGGATATTAGTTATCTCGGTAGCCATTTCCTCGGACGCTTCTATGCCGCCCTGTTTGAGAGCCGCGAGGATGGTACTTTTAGATACGCCGCCGTGAAACAGGTTTTCTATGGAGAACTTTTCAAAGAGTGCCTCCGCTGCGCCGGATACAATGCCAAGCGCCATGGCCTGATCATCTGTCGCGCCGTTGTTCTTCGCGTCTATCATGGTATCTACGCCGGCATTGGAGGACATCATTACCTGCATACCGACAGGCCCGAATGGGGTCATGGTCATCATATCCGCCATGCTCATGCCGGTCTGGTAAAGGAACGAGGCAATTTTGCCGTTGTTCTTTGCTTCGCCCTCGGTGGTCATGCGGCGGTTGCCGGTTCTGTCGTATGTGTAATCGCCCTTTGTGGATTCGTACACACCGTTCTCGATCTTTTCGGCTACGGAACTGCGCAAGGTATTGGCGAGGTTGGAGGCATAATATTCGGGGGCGTTCGTGTCTATGGGTTTGCCTGTCAGGAAGTTGTATACCGTCTGTATTCCGCCCTGTGCGGCCGTCACAGGCTTTAGGAGGGAAGAGGCTACAGACGCACCGATGCCGCCGCCCACGCCACTCTGTGCCGTCTCCTTGGCTGTCTGCAAGCGTCCCTGTGTTACTCTGGCGTTCAGGGTAGGGGTTATGGCCTTGAGAAATTCCTCTGCTTCCTTTTCCTTGCCGTTCTTGGCGAGACGGTTATAGACGGATACCTCTTCGTCGGTCATGGCTTTATAGGTATCAGTATCCCATGTAAGATTACCTTCTTTTGCCCTTATGCCTGTGGAAAGCTCCGTCGTTCTGCCAATGTCCACCTTAGTCTTCTTGTTCTTATTGTCCTTGTACAGTGTAGATGTCTGGGCAAGGCGTGTTATAGTCGCCTCGTTCTCTGCGTCCCGTTGGGCGAGACGGGCCTGATTAAGCTTGTTTTGCAGCTCGTTGGCCTTGTCGGATGGCGCACCGTAGTTCTTCTGGTATATGCGGCCTTCCTTGGCAATATAATCGTCATATTCCTTTTTTGCCTTCTGTGTGGCCGCATTGGCTTCTTCTATACGTTTCTTGGCCGAAGCGTTATACTGGTCGAGCAGGGACTGCGCTGTAGGTTTTGTGTAGGTTTTGCCTGTATTCCAGGTGCTGCCCTCGCGCCGGGTAATGCCAAGTGCCTCGTCTTTACGGTCGCGCTGTTCCTTGATGTTGCTCGGTGCAGAGTTATATTTCGTTGTGTTTTTTGTCGTTTGGATATTTCTGTTTATGCCTAATTTAGCGTCCTTTGCCGCCCTTACTTCTGCTTGAGTCTTTGCCATGCGATTTTACCCCTATTTGACCATGCCAGAAATTCTGTTTTTAGTCTCCTTACCAGTTTTCGGGTTTACCAAAATGCGGCTGGTGCTCTGATCGCCAGGTATATTATTGCCTTTAGTGGTCGCAGACGTTTTATTGTTTCCGCTGCCGCTCTTCCTTCCTGATTTCTTGCTGGACTTCTTAGCGCTTCTATAATAGCCGCCGCCACCTCCGCCACCGCCGCCGCTGCTCATGTTGGCGGCGTTCGCGAGGGCCATAAGGTAAGGTATTTTGCTTTCTTCATTCTTGGCGGCGTATTCGGCGTACTTCGCGTCAGCTTCCCTCTGCGCTTCAAGCAGTTTAAGGCTGAGGTCGTTGTTCGCGCTTATCTCCGCGTTATTCTGCTGGGCAAGGGCCTTTCGCATGGCGACGTCCTGCGCTATCCTGCTGCTCTCGGAAGTCCCGCTGCGGGCGTAGTCGTAGAGGTTGCCGGCCAGTCCCCGCGCCGCAAGCCGCTCATTATTGCCGATTGCAGACAGGCGGGAGTTTGTATACACATCGTTGCGGGACGTGTTGTATTGATCCTTCAGTTTTGCCGCTTGTGCGGCTATCGAATTCGCCTGTGCGTCATACCCCGCCTGGAGCGCCGCCTTATATGCGGCAAGCTGTTTGTCATAGGTTTGCAGGGCTATGGCGTTTGCATCGGTGCCGGCGGCATACGAGGAGTTGTCAACGGTATGGTTGCCGCCCACGGTGTATGTGCCGCCGCTTATCGGGCTTTGCGGCGTGGTGGGCGTGACGGGTGTAGGAACCTGTGTAGCCACTTTCTTTATGTTTGTTTCGAGCATATTTCCTCCTTATTTGACATAGCCGCCCACGACGTACTGGACTTGTACGCCGTATATACCAAAGCCCTCATCGAGCGTGTCGTTTTTGAAGATGATCTGTAGGACGATGAATTTCTTGACCTTTTTATTGAACGCGATAACCTGTGGCGTGTCCAGCGTGTTAAAGGTTATGCGCTCAAAGTCGATATCGCTGAAATCCAGTATGTCCATAGCCTTGGAGCGTATCTGAGTATCATGTATGCGGTCAGTAGCCACGAGTATTTTGACCGACGATCTTGTATACGGCTTTATCATCACGCCGCATCCCTTTTTCGTCAGGGACTTCCTGCGGGTGATAGTGCCGTAATTGTCCATCTGCGTAGACCAGATAGCAGTAATAGGCTGCCCGTCGTCGTTATATTTGTTCATTTTTCCCCGGTCGGTGTTAAAGCGGCATATCTTGCCGTCAGCCGTGCCGAAAAACAGGCTGCCGTCCTGCTCAAAAAATACCCTTGCGGGAATGTTTGTCCAGTAGTACCATTCATACCCATACTGCACATACGAGCCGCTTTCGGAATAGCTTGCGCCGCCGTCCGTCTTTGCGCTCCTGTGGCGGCTGTCAGCTACAAAGCACTTTCCGTTGACGCACAGGATATAATAGCCGTTCCATACTACGGATACGGCTTCATCAAGGCCGCTTTCCTTAGTCAGTTCCGTGTTGACAAAATAGCTTCTGTCCTGTATGTTGCGTTCCAGTTGTACAGAGGTCGAGGATATGCCGAAAACTCCCTCCCTTGCCAAGAAGAGCGGGTCATCTCTGAGGGTGTCGAAGGCGTACTTGGATATGGCTCCTACGCCCTTTATGCCCTGTTTGATGGGAAATATCACCGTTCCGTCCGTCTGCATCTCGGCAGTGCGAAGGAACACTTCTGCGTCCTGCTGGTTATCATCCTTGACCACCATGAGGGAATCATATTGTTTGATGTAGCCCATGATAGACGAGGTATCAGCGCCAATCCGGGTGTAACCGGTGTCGGGGAAATATGTGGGATCATCCAAGCCACTCTGCCAATCCCAATTTTTATATTCCGGGTTGCCGGAAATGAACACGCGGTTATCGTTGTTGTAGCCGTAATAGGCAAACAGTGTGCATTTGTTCACGCGGTCGGCGTATCCCTCTACCGTAGCGGTGAAATGGATGACCACATTATCAACGCCCTTACTGTCTGCCGGGGCTTCAGCAAACGTCACTGTTCCGGCGGCGAGGTCTACGGTGTAGTCCGTTGTAGGTGTTTTCAACGTGCCGCCCACGAGCACCTTTGTTACAGCGGTGATGTTTTGTGTGTCGAGATAGTAGGTCTTATCGTTACCGTTGGAATGGAACGAGTTTATACGCCCGTTGGACAGCATATTGACCGCTTCCAGGTGTGTGCCGCCGCCCGTGGGGTCTGCGCCTATGGTGGTGGTCGGAATAAAGGCCGCCGTGTCCTCTACGTTCTGCACCGTGTATGTGCCGTTATTCTCCGTTATCACGCGGTATTTCAGCCCGTCGAGCATATACAGCTTGCCGCCATGGGCAAACGCCGCGCTGCGCTGGTCGTTCATGCCGGTAAACACAAGGGTAACGGTATCGTCGTCGTTCCATTTGTAGAGTTTGTTTTTGGCGTGGACGAGCCTTGCGGTGGCGCCGCTTTTGAATACGCAGTAATATATGCCGTTGATCCGCTCATTTGCCACGGTCAGTAGCGTCCGCCAGCCGGGGCGCTTTTCCGGGAATCCGGCGAGGTCGGATATGAGGTTGACAGCATACGGAGAGCGGAAATCCGCTACCTGTGTGGGGTCGGTAGAGAAATCGACGCCTCTGAACTTGTCGTATGTGCGCTGGTAGGTTTTCGTCGCCGCTATTTTTTTCGGGGTTACAGACTCAGGCATGAGTAATAATCCTCCGCTATGCCGCTGTTGAGTTTACTTGCCTCGTTAACAGCGGACAGGTATTTGCTGCGGTAATTCTCAGCTTGGAAATTGTCGAGCGCTTCTTGAAAAAACCACGAGGCCACGCCATACGGGAAGGCAACGCGGGTAAGCTCCGGCTGATACGGTATCTCCTCGGCAAGCGATTTGATGTACGGCGCTTCGTCCAGCGTTTCTTTCCCCCGGAAAAGCCGCATGCTGTTTTCGCAGTTAAGGCACTCCTGCAGCAGGATATTTATAAACCCGACGGCAAATCTTTTTGAATCCTCATCTTCGCCGTCTATCTCGTACAGGAATGATGAGGCCAGTTCGTATATCTGTTGTCCGGTCATGGGTTCCTCCTTGGTAAGGTGGGGCGGTTGCCCGCCCCACTATGATTTTGTTAAACGCACTTGTGGGTGACCACATCAGAGGGATACATACCGCCGCTAATATAGGTCGCGTATGCCTTAATGATGGTCCCTGCGGTGGGATTGGCAATGGCGGCGCTGTACTTGGTACGGGTAGTAGACCAGCGGGGATCAGAGCCGTCGGTGGTATAGTAGACCTCTGCGTCGGAGGTGGTAGTAGCTATGGTGGTCGTGGTGCCCTTGGTCACGGTGGGCGCAGCGCACTTCTTATCCTTGGCCACAACAACTACAACGCCGTCGCAGATAGCGCCTATGACAAATGCGTCGTACATGAAGCGGCCCTCCAGCAGGTGGCCGGACAGGCCGGGCGGGTCCTGATGTATGCGGCTGTCCTTGATCTTGAAGGGCAGCATAACGGAATTGGACTGGAACGCGATATGCTCTACGTTGGCAGGCATATACGCGGCGGGTACGCCTACGATGTTGAGAGTGCCTATCTTGCCTACAATGCCCTTCATGAGCAGTTTATCCACCGCGCTGTCGGCGTACTGGAACTCGCTGGACAGCTTTATCATGGCAATGTGCGTGTTTTTCACAAACACATAGCGGCGGTCGGTGGGGACAAAGCTATCCTCGAAGTAGACCTCTATATCAAGCAGCTTAGAGATTATGTTGCTCTTGGCCACGGCAGCGTCATAGGCTATGGTATGGCCTGCATTGGCGGCGTACTGAGCGAGGGCGTACTTATCGGAGGTGGGCGTTACCTTCTCGCGCATCTCCGCCTCCATGACGCGGCCTGCCTGCTTCATCATCTGCTGCTCGACGTTATTGCCCTTGTCGATGGTGATGGCAAAGGATTTGTCCTGAGTAACGCTGAGTTCCTGCATAGCGTCCTGCAACTCATTGGGAGTGCCGTAACGGTTGGTGCCGGTGCGCTGGTAGTCGTTAAGGTCCTGAGTAATGAGATTGGGAATTTTGACGGTTTTGACGCCGACAAAAGAGTATTCCTGGTTGGTTTTTCCCTCGACAAAAGAGTTGTGGGTATAGACCTGTTTGATTTTGTCGGAGTATTTTTCGTGTAGATTGATAGCCATTATTCACTTTTTCCTTTCAGTAGATTAAAAGCCCATGCCTGCAAGGAAGCTGTCCTCCTTTTCCGGCTGGGCCTGTGTTGCCGCGCTTGGCATTGCGCGTTTTTTGTTTTCCTCGTGTTTTTCCTCTATCTGTTTTTTGGTATTAGCTGCCTCAAGCTGTTTTTTGAGCTCGTTTATCTCGTGCTTTTGCATAGCCTCAACGGGGGATAGCCCGTTTCCCACGTCCGCCATCACATCGGGCGGTATTTTTTCCGGGTCGGTTATGCCGTAAATCTCGATAAATTTCTGCCACGGCGCAAGCTCGGCGTCCTTTTGCGCCTGCGCCTGCTGCTCTTCCAGCCTGACATTTTCCGCCTCCTTGCCCTTGCATCTCAGCTCGGCCATTTCCTTTACCACCTCGTCAGGCAGGTCGGGATACTGGGCCTTGATGCCGCTCATCTCATTCTGGAGCATTTGGGTCTGGCGGTTTTCGCGGAGGAAATTCAGGTATTCGGAGCGGTTCATCCCGCTCTCTTTAGCCCAATAGTCAACCTCCTGTAAAAAAGGGGCGATCTCCTGGATTTCTTTTCTGAGAGGTCTCAATTCCTCCAATTCCTGGCGGACGTGGTCATAGTCGAGGCCTTTCTGTGCGAAGGTTATAGCCTCCTCGCGATTGAGGCCGCGTTCTTTTCCAAGGAATTGTACTGTCATGAAAGGTGGGTGTCCCTGTTCTTCGTTTTCATCCTCGGTTTTCGCGTCCTCGTTATTGGATTCCTGGCTTTCCGCTTCGTAGGTGTCCTCCGCGTCTACAAACAGATCTGAACCGTCGAATACTTCATTGTTGTTTCCCATTGTGTTTTCCTTTCTGCGTTTTTATATAACAAAAGGCCTTTTAGGCCTATTGTCGCGATTGATTCATTATTTCCCGCCGTGCTTCGGCGACCTGGTTCACAAGCTCCTGCGCCGCTGGTTCCGTTATCGGCATTTCTGCGGGCGGGGCTTCCGCGGGCATGGCGGCCTGCTGTGCCATCATGGCCTGCTGCTCTTTAACGGCGGCTATGATTTTGTCCTTGTTTTTCAGGTATTTGTTCGGTATGCTTTCGAGGTACAGTACCGCGTCGGTCATTATCCCTTTTGTAAACAGGTTATCCATGGTCTGTACCTGCATCAATTCAGACCAGTATGAGGACGCGCCCACGTCAACGTTTGTGTCGTAGTTGATGGTGTCAAAATTTGAAAAATCGAGCTGTATTTTGTTGATGCTCTCCCCTGTCGGGTTGCCCATGGGGTCGAGCGCGGCGCCGTCCTCTATGGCGGGGACGGCCTCATCCAGCGTGACAATGCGCACGCCGTAATACGCCCGCATTATATCCATCATTATCCGCACGCAATCCTCGGTAAATTGGTATAGGTTCATCCGCTGGATTTCCAGCGGCATTGACGAGGCCTGCTGCACGGCGATAATGGCGGAGGTGTTATCGGGTTTGACGTTGCCGAGCGCGGCGTCAGAGGCGCCCATAAAATCGCGGGTCATGGTTATGATCTGCTGTATGACCTCCATGACCTGATAGGATACATCGCCGCCGCGTATGGCCGTCACATAATCGTTTACCCGTCCAACGCCGATCCCCTTCGTCGCTATGGCTTCTCCGGCCTTATTTGTCCACTTCTTGATTTTGTCCGAATCGTATACGATCTTTGGGAATGCGTTCATGCTGACCGAGCGCACATAACAGGCAAACAGTCTGTTGACCTCTATCTGATTGGGGATGAGGCCGGTGAGGAGTGCTTGCCCGTGGTAGCTGCTTTTTACCTCATCCCATCTCATCCACGCTACGGGGTAGAGCTTTAGGCCCGTGTTGATGGGCTTGTTTATCGTCGCCTTTTCCGTTGTGCTCGTGTACCAGATTTCGCCGTTTTCTTCTTTCCAGAGTTTTATCAGTTTGGTGCAGAGGTTTGCATCGTCGCCCTTTTCGCGCTGGTATGCGTCCGTGTCGGCCTGTATGAGCTGTATTTCCGCGTCGCTCATGCCGGCGGCCTTGCCCTCGCGTTTCATTTCCTTTACCTTTTTGCGCTGGCAAATGATGATATAGGGCTGTGACTGCACATCGCGGTTGTATGCGTTGCCAAATATCACATTGATATTGTCTATAGCCTCACACGCTATATCGCCCTGTGCGGCCTGTCCTGTCGCTATTTCGGGGTCAAATCTAAAATACATACATGCATCGCCGTCTACTGCGCTATCCCGTATCCGTTGGCGCAGCATGCTTTTAAATTTTGTGTTTTCAATGACCTTCTCAAGCTGCCTGCTTACGGCTTTGGCGGTCATTTCCTTGTCCCGGTCGCTCTCGTGGGGCGATAGGGATACGGCTATATCGTTTGAGGATATGGTGGCGATAACGTAGGTAACGACGCGCTTGAGAAAATTGAGCACGGGCTTAGGCAGGTCGGGAGCGTTCAGCCCCTCCCATTGCCGCCCAAGATAAAAATTTTCGTTAAGCCGCACGTCCTCGTACAGGTTTATGGCCTCTTTGTATCGCCTGCCCTGCTGGTACTCCTCCCATACGCTTTGGGGGTCAGTCTTCGTAATCGTCATTCTGTGCTCTCCCTGTATAATTCAGCATGTTATACATCTGCATATTCATTTTGTCGGCCCGTGTGCGGCGGGTATCGTCGTACTGCACTTGTAGGTCATCGTCAGGCTCGTATTTTTTTCGCGGCGCCAATTTGTAGGCGGTCAAATACCCGCCAAAAAACAAAATAGCGCCTATCACAGCGCCTATGAGGTATTCCATCCTATCCTCCGTAATCCATAAAATTCTCTATCTGGTCGTCAAATTCCAGCGGCTCGTCCTCGTCCTTCGGGGCGAGTATTTCCGCCGGGCGCGGTCTGCCGTCCAGCAGATAACGCAATCCGTCCGGGGCATGGGTTATGTCGTGGGGCTCTGTCGCGCAGTCGCTCGGGTTTTTGTCGTCATGCTGGAGCAGCGGCAAATCCTTTATCAGCTCCGTACAGTTGCTAAATATTTTTAGGCGTGGCTGTGTGCCGCCCACGCCATCGGGGACAGGGTGCAGCCACTCCGCTATATTTTGCCATCCTGCCACTCTCCCGTTGCTCACTGGTGTTAGCCGCAAACCGTTTTCCGCAAATATCTCCGCCTGGTATTTGCCCGTGGCCCTGTTAGTAGCCCACATATCACGCGGCGCAAATGTACACTCTATTTTGCTTTCCTCCGGCGTGCGCTCCAGTATTCGCCGCGCCGCCTCGGAAATGATGAGGTTAGGGGCGCAATACTCGTTATATACATAGCAGTTGCCCAGCTCGTCAAATGCCGCCCAATAGCAGGCCAGCATATCCAAACCGTAGTCAAATGCCCTGTATCGCTGCCAGTAATCGGGTATAGCAAACGGCGTGACAACGTGTATATCGCGCCGAAACTCCGTGAAATACTGCCCTACAAACAAATCCCAATCGCCGTCCAGGTGTGCCCGGCGCATGTCCTCAGGTAGGTTTTCTAGTTTACGGACGTAATCCGGGTCGCGCCCCATCAATACATAGTTGTCATATACCTTTGCCGGGATAAAATCATAATCTTCAGGCCGCTCACTGTTGCGGTAGTCGCGGTCGATAAATAATCGTTTTACCCATGCGTGGCCTACTCCGCCGGGGTTGCAAGTGTAATACATGCGCGTTGGGTAGCCGGGGCCGGATGGACGGTTAGAGGATACGATCCAATCCATCTGTTGCTCAGTAAACTGTGTGGCCTCCTCCATGCCTATAACGTCGTATGACTGGCCCTGATAGTTGAGCGCGTCGGTCTCGGCGGCGCAGTAGCCGCACACGATGCGGGAGCCGTTGTAAAATTCAAATACCTTTTCCTGGCTCTTGTATTGGGCGATCCCCTTGAGGGTGGACAGCATGGGGACGATATGGTTTTCGCGGAGCTGTGGCATAGTACGACGGAGGAGAAGCATCTGTATGCCCGGATATTTGACCGCCAGCATGATCAATTTGGTTCGCATGGCCCAGCTCTTGCCGCCGCCTCTGGCGCCGCCATACGCAACGTGCCGCCCACGGGCGCGGAAAAACTCCATCTGTTTAGGGTTCGGCGGCAGCCCCAACGATATATTTACCCCATCAGATCATCATCAAATCCCAGGGATACACCGCCGCTGATGGTGCTTTCTATCTCCTGTTTGTCGCGCTGGTCGAGATAGTTTTTGCCTAAAAATATCGCCATGTTTGCGTTTTTCGCCGCCAGGGCGAACTGTTTGCGGCGCAGGCTCTTTTTAGCGTCGCTCTGTCCGGCGGCCTTGGCCTGGTTAAACAATTTGGCGTTATTGGCGTTGGTCAGCATATTGACGCACACGCCGAGGGAGGTAGCTATCTCCTCGTTGCTGCACATTATTTTAGACAGGTCGGTGACTAATTTCAGGCCGCGCTTGTTGATGACCATCTTCGGCCTGCCGCCGGTCTTGATCTCGTCGAAATACTCGTTATCTCTCACGCCCTATCACCTCTCAATCTGTCAATCTCATTTGCCATTTTTTGCAGCTCGTCCTCGGTCAGCTCTGCAACAGGTTTGCCGTACAGGTTGCCGCTCATGGCGTTCAGCGTTTGCTCGTCCGGGCACATTTTTTTAAGCGCGTTGAGCAGCGCCCGGCCCCTGCCAGTTTTGGGCCGCTCACCCGTGCCCATCTGCTCCATGCCGTTGGGGATGTTAAAAACCTGCAAGAGCATATATTTGTGGGCATTAGTCAGTGCGGCCCCCAGCGTCTCACCGCTGCCGCTCATGCAGACATTTATACCGTCGTCATCAATGCCCTGTATCCTGTATGTGATGGTGGCGGCTATCGCGTCCTTGGTCTGCGTCTCGGTAGCTATGGGGATAATCACCAGGCCATTTTTTATCAGGCTGGCCCTCACCGCGCTCGTTACCCTCTCGTCGCTCAACGTCCAAAAATCGCCCATATCGCAATCCCGCGTGAGATAGGTAACATCGGCCATTACCGCCGCTATGCGCTCGTATACGCTCATATTTGCCCCCTGAGCAGTTGCAGCAGCGCCCCGCGGCAAAGGCCGCCAAAAAGTTTCCCCTCGCGCTCCATGGCCTCCAGTTCCTTTATAGCGCACTCCCGGCATACCGGCAGGCTGTCCATGCGCTCATTTTTGCCGCACACCGGACAGGGGTCATATTCTGCGATCCACTCGCTCCGGCATTTCGGGCAGGCGTCAAACGGCTCTGCGTATAGCTGGTAATCCTCCGTTTCAACCGGCGCGGCGAACACCTCGCCGCAGCTTTTGCATTTGTACATTGTTTTTTGGCACCCCCATAAAGCCAACGGGCCGCTCATCTCGTGCGGCCCATCTCTATGCTACAATCATAGCGCATGGATCACGACATTTCGCGACAGGTTTTAGGTTCCCGCATCAAAAGTTTTTGCCTTATTATTTTAGTTTGTTTATCTTTTCGGTTGACTTTTTAATCTGACAGGTATATAATATAGACATAACAAGAGAGGATCACACGACAATGACAATCATCAGCAGCCAGCACTACATCAACCCCGAAATAGTAGCCGAAAAAATAGAGCAGCTCACCGCCGCCGGTGCTAAAAGTATCATCGTCCCGTGCTCCTATGTTGGCATAATCGACGGTGTAGAGTATGCTGTGCAAACTGACAAGCACCACACCCTCAGCGCGGCTCGGGAGTTGGATTTGCCTGTTGAGTACAAGATCACCGATGACCCCGAGGGGCTAACTGGTAATGATTTGCTGGAGGCCCGCTACTATGACGGCGATTATTACGACGTAGAGCGCAGTAATCCCTATTATGACGAGATCGTGACGGTTTGGTAAAAACAAAAATGTGTAATACAGACATAACAAGAGAGGAGATAAAAACCAATGAAGTACGACATAACCTTTTCCTGCGGCCACACCCGCACTGTTGACATCTACGGTTCCGCTGCCGAGCGTAAGCGTAAAATAAAGTGGTATGAGGCAGAAGCGGTTTGTCCCGATTGTTATAAAGCCCAGAAAGATGCCGAAGCCGCCGAAGGGTGCAGCGAAGTTGAGATGAGCTACAGCGAGTATAAAACCAATTATGCGAGCTGCAAAACCAAGCTTAATAGCTACAACAAGGAGACCAAAACCATCGTGGTATATGTACCGCAGACCGAAGATGAGGCTATTGAGGCCGCTAAAAAGGCATATGTCACCTGGGCGAATACTCCGGCCGACATGATCCTTGCGAACCGGGCAGAGTATATAGCCATACATCACAAATATGTGGCCGCGTGGAATCACGCAACACGGGATTTCAGCCGCGAGGCGTGGGGCAAACTGGCGAATTGGGAAACAGAGTATAACCATAATCACGGTTTAGCTTTTGAAATATAGCAAAGGAGGATATAAAAAATGATAACTTTTGAAACGTATGACGAGGCGGTGGGAAATTGCCGTGGTGATGAGGTTGTGGTTGAGGTTGACGGCGGCTGGGCCGTTATGTCCGTAACTGATTATCGCGTCTGGGTCATGCAGGATTAACGGAGGTGAGCACATGACAGACAACACGGTTAAGGCCCTGGGACGAGCGTATGGTATAATGGCGGCGCAGCTCCCCGACATCATCGGGGCGCGCTGCCGGGTGCAGACAGCTAATATGTGGCCCATCCGTGGGCTGGGTGAGGGCTTGCGGTATATGATTATTAACCGCAAGCTCACCCCGGAGGTCGATAGAGCCATACGGGACGCGCTGCAAGGCGCAGAGGATATAACCGAGGACGAGCACGCGCTGCCGCTCAGCCAGCAAGGCATGTGGGAGCTTGCCTATATGCAGGGCCGGTGCGCTCCCGTGCTCAGCGACGGCGAGTATTTGCGGGATCAGCTCAAGGCCCGTGGCCTGACGTTGGAGCAGGCCGCCGAGGCCTGTGAGGTGAGCAAGGCCGCAGTGCATTCGTGGTGTGCCGGAGTCAAACCGATCCCCCACGCGCGGCGGGAGCTGCTGGCGGCAAAGTTTGGGATAATGATATAAGAGGGCTATATCAGCCCTCTTTTTCCATGTCCTCGTAGATCAGGTCGGTTATATAGGAGTTGATGCTTTTTCCTAATTCTTCCGCTCTTTGTTTTATTTTTTCTTTTTCGCCGGCTTTTACGGCAATAAAAAGCCGCTCATACATTTTTGCGTTGTATTTGTTTTTTGCTCGTGTTGCTGATGTTCCCATGTTGTCACCTCCTGCCGTTCATATTCTAACATTTTATTCATACTGTCGCAAGTATATTTATCTTATTTGTTAAGGCTTTCCCCTTAATATTTCAGTTGACTATATACTTGCGCACGTATACAATAGAGACATCGAAAGGGGAACCACCCCCGAACAATGGAGGTTATAAAATGGCAAGCTACAGAATCGAGAAGAACGCACAATATAACAGCAATGAAATCTATTTTGAAAGCAAGCCCGCCGCCGAGGTTTTAACCGCTCTGCGCGGTCTGAAAATGCGCTGGAACCCGAAGAAGGGTTGCTGGTACGGATTCGCGGCTCAGAACGACATATTAGCGGCCATCGGTGAGCATGATAACGAGCTGGGCGGCACGATCTCCGAGGGCTATTTAGGGACTCCCCGCTGGGACGGCAATAAATCCGGTAAATACCTGCACGGGGCCGAGCTGTCAAAGGCGATCCGGGAGGAACTGAAGGCCCGGGGCATTAAGGGCGTTTCCGTAAGCTGCAAAACGTTCTCCGGCGGTCAGGAAGTGATAATAAAGGTCAAGGCCGCCGTCGATGATTTTACCGGCCGGGATGAGTATATAGAAATGTGTGCCGCCGGAAAAATCGGGTTCCCCAACTGGTTCACTACCGAGGACGGCAAATGTGTCTCGTACAGCGATTTATTTAGCTCTAAATATTCCGGGGAGGAACAGCGGCGCATAATCAGGAGCCACGCCGCCCGCGAGTATGATTATTACATCTCCGGCAGTCACGACATTAACCATTACAAAATTGAGAACAATAAAATTTATACTGAGGCGTTCCGCGCTAAACTGAGCCGGATTAACGCAGTGCTGGATACATACCACTACGATGACAGTAACAGTATGGTTGATTATTTCGACACTAATTTTTACCGCAATATAACGGTTGTGGCGGCGTAAAGCCGCCCCCGCCGCCGTATGATTTTAACGCAGCAAAAATGGGCCGCTCAACGCAGCCCTTTTTTTATTCCATTCGCTCAAAATCCATATATTCTGCAAGCCTCGTGACCGCCTCCGCCTCCACGCGCTGTGCTTGCCTATCGCTGATGTATAATTTCGCGCCTATCCTGCCCCACCCCCAGCGGCGCTTATACCGTTTGTCGATAACCTCCTGTTGGTCGGGGGGCAGCTCGGTTACGATCTCGTCCATGTGCCGCGCCAAATCCAGGGCAGTGCATATATCAATTTGCAATTCGGTTATCCGCCCGCGATAGGCTTCCCTCAGTGCCTCCGCCCTTTGTGCCGCCCACGCTGTGGGGTCGCTCGTATCCGTCCCACGCGGTGCTCCGCTAATGATCTGTGCGCCCAGTGTGTCAACAGCGGCATCGATCAGCCCGATATATTCCGCGATTTCGGCCTGTTTCCTCCGGCACAGGTTTGCCGTGTTCCCCCACCGGCGGAGCTGCCCCCGAACCCTCCAACGTTTTTCTCTATCATTCATTTCAACCATTTCAACACTTCTTCCCGTGCTTATATGGCCTGCCCTTGTTGTAGAGCATTTTTTCTCGTACAACGCCGTCCACATCCAGCTCCTCATGCCCGAACCAGTCCAGTATCCTAATAAGGCAATCGGCCATTTCGACGGCTATGCCCTCGGGCTTGCCGCCCACGACGGGGTAAATCATGCCGCGGCCGGCGCGGTACTCCTCTACCGCCTCGGACAGCTCGCTATGGCAAAGGGCGACAATCTCCAGCAGATTCCGCTCCTCATCCCACCAGCCATGAGCAACAGCGTTTTCGTGTATTTCCTTCGCCAGCTTGTACAGCGGCTCTTCGTTGTTGTGGATCGTTATCATTTTTCTCCCTCCCATATTAGTGGCCTTCCCTTTGCGTCTACCATTATGCATATGCCGCCTTTGTATGTGCTCAGGTATTGGATCCCCGTGAGGTTATCGACATATATTCCATACGTCGCACCCGCATCCAGTACCCACAGTCTACGATTGCCAGCCTCAGCCTTTACGCACCCGCACAGGGCGAGGGTCAGCAGGGTTAATATTGTTATTGCTATTGCTCGTTTCATTTTTCCTCCTCCTGCTCACTTACACCATCGCAAATGTCCAAAATCTGTTGGAGCAATTCAATCTGCCCGTTTCTGTGACCATAGCGATACCCGGTTGTATACGTTTCGGCCGTGTCTCCACTGTTCTTGTCTTTTTCAGCGACGAGCGCCTGATACTTAGCCCTCAAATCTTCAAGTTCCACAGCCGGAGCAACATCGGCGGCAGGTGCAGTTGCCATCAATTCCCTTGCTCTGCCCGATGGGCCAACATGCTCCGCATCGTATCGGGCAATCAACGCTGCTCTGCTGATGCAGTCAGTGTCAGTGTCTGTGTGGGATTCTGTGATCTCGAATTCCTCTGCAAACCAATTAAACACATTATCGAGGTAGTACGAGCCAAACCCAATATGGTATTCCTTATCCGTTGGGTCAAAGTATTCAATGTTGTAATATGGCTTTGCAGGTGTCCCTTCCACAATAATTCTGGCGAATGATGTTTTTATTTTGTGTTTGTGCTCATCTGCACTCGCCTTGTATGGCTTTGGGTAATCCAAATAAGGCGGGTAGTTTTTTGTTTCGTCCATAATCATTCTCCTTTCGTTATCCGTCCATTTTTTGCTCCGCAGTTTCCGTACCTTTTCAGATAAAGATTTAACCCCGTTTTGCACGTTTCGCAAAGGTCAAGATGCTCGTGCTGAAATTCCGTACTGCCCTTGGTTATTTCGACAATAAATCTTTCGTTACATTCACTGCCGCATCTATCGCAATAATATTTAATTGCCATACTGACCTTTTTTCTCCTTCGCCAGCTTCTCTGCAACATCTGCCGCGTTTACATATTTACTCATTCTCCGTCCTCCTTGTTCATCCTTGCTCCGCAGGTATCGCAGTACAGCGCTCTGTAATCTTCCCATTCATGTTCTTCGCCGCATTCCGAGCAAATCTGTATGCCATCCTCTTCGATCCACCGTCCGCGCCGCACCGGGGTAACATCGGCGGCAGGGATACTGTCAAGGAGGTCTATACAGCCCCTGAAACAGTCTGCCGCCTCATTATCCCCGGCTAATACGCAATCTGTGATCCACATTCTAAGCCGTGCCTTAGCCGCTTCTCGTTCTATGTACTCTTTAGCCATTGTCAGTCCTCGTTGCCTCCTTTCAGCATCAGTTCTGCCAAATCACACGCCGCCAGATATGTCTTCTCGTGAATTGTCCCGGCGTGTACTTTTTTAACCCGCTCCTTAAATGCCGCCATAGCCGAAAACCAACACCCGGCGCGGACAAACATATTGCCGTTATCGTCTATGTAAAAATAGGCTTTTCGGTTTGCGCTGCCTATCCTATCCACAGCGACATAGCGGCCATTTTTCACTGCGCCGTTTTCGTAGCTGCACCGCTCACCAAAGATGCAATACGCGCCAAAGCCGCACCACTCGTCAAAGCTGCACCCTTCGCCAAACCTGCACCCTTCGCCAAACCTGCACTGCTCACCAAAGCCGCACCCCTTGCCAAAGTAGCAATACGTACCAAAGCTGCACTGTTTAATAAAGCCGCACACCTCGCCAAAGCTGCACCCCTTGCCAAAGTGGCAATACGCACCAAAGCTGCACCCTTCGCCAAAGCTGCACTGCTCGCCAAAGCTGCACCACTCGCCAAACCTGCACTGCTCACCAAAGCCTTTTATGGCGGTATAATCCCCAGTAGGACATATCTTACGACCAAACTTATCTACTTCAAAGGTGTCAAAATCCGCTTGCGTGTACTTTTTCATTACGCTACCTCTCTCTTTCTTTTGGCAGTTCTTTGTTTGCGTCCCGCCAGCCGGAGGCCGGCATGCGCAGGTAATCCTCGATCACCGCGGCGGCGCAGGGCCAGCCGTAGCAGACCGCGCAATAGTACCCCTCGGCCATAGCGCCGCTCATAAACTCGTTTTGATTCGGGGTCGGACGGTTGTCGCCCGTTTTGAGCTCGACGTATATGCCATGGTAGCCGCCCCGGGCAGCAGGGATAAATACATCGGGTACGCCGGAGTGTACCCCCTGCCCTATCAGCCGCGCAGCGGTGCGCTTATCGCGTAAGCCGCCGTTGGGTATGTGGTGGTAGAGCGTCAGGGCTGGATACTGCGTCCGCATCATCCGCGCCCAGTTGGTCAGGGCGGTCTGGTGCGCTTCCTCTTTGCCTATTACCGGCTGGGCAGGCCGCCATATGGGTATCCCGGCCCGGTTGGGGGTCATGTGGTAATCTTTCAGCAATTGTTTTTTACCTCCTTTTTGATATCGTCGTAAAATCCGACACATTTACAAGGCCCCGGCATAAGGCCTAAACTTTTCCGGCTAACATCGCCGTTTTCTTTCTGGGGTCTTTACATATTTGAAATAGGTAAAGCCGTACTCGGTCGCGTGGTTCTCAACGAGGGTGTAGCCCTTGGGTGTGTGCGGCGGCCTTGCCGGCGTGTAGTTGCGTTTTATTGGTTTTGCCTGCTCCCTGCCGCAGGGGGCAAGGTTGCGGGTCGCCATATAGTGATGGCCGCCCTGCTCCGGCGTCCAGTGATCAAACAAGTAATTGGCTAATCCCGTATAGTCCGGGCCGTGGTCTATGCCGTCATAGTGGACATGGGCCCGAAGGTACTCGCAGCGGTTGACGCTGCCCAGCGTCCATTGTCTATGTATGGCCTCCTCCGGCACTCCGTCCGTCAGCATGTGGGCGTGTATGCGGTGGGTGTTTTTGCCTCGACCCATGTAGATAACGATTTTTGCCTCCGGGTAGGCGTAGAGCAGCCGGCGCCGGAAGTTGACGCAGAGGCGTCTAAACTCCGAAAACGTATGTACCTCGTGCTCGTCGTCCTGCGTCAATGTGCTGTATAGTGAGGCCGGAGTAAAGTTCTCGTTGATGATCCGGGTATGTGCCCGGCGGGCTACCTCGGCATTGAACCGTATCCTTTCCTCGTCCGTCTTAAACCTTGGTTTTCGCGGGCGGTAGGGTTTTTGTGTCCTGTCGCCCACGGAGTATATAATCCGCTCCAGCACCACGCCGGAATATATATCACGCCGTACCCGCTGCATGGCGGCCTCCTTTTTTAATAATCATGTCTTGGCCCTTTGCCGGGGGCGGTGGTTTGCGGTGCGGGCGTTTTCCCGTTGGCCGTACCTGCCGCCACCCTATCAATGGAGGACCGGGTGATTGCCGCACCCGGCAAAAGGTCAAGTCCTGCCCGTGTTACCGGGCAGGCTTTAATTTGTGTATGTCCTCTTTTTCTTTGACACGGCGCGGGATAAATATCTGCTCCATTACTTTGTCGCTGTGGTCGTTCATCAGTTCGTCCGCCTCGAGTATCCTCAGCTCCCGCCCGTCGATGCACAGGCGGCATGAGCCCTTGTACTGGGCATATGTCCGTCTGGCTTTCGCAAAGTCGTTGGTCTTAATAATGGTCTGCGTCCCGGCGGGTGTGCGGATCAGGATGGTATAGGTGGGTAGTTTCTTCTTTTTCATTTCTTTAGTCCTTCTGGCTGTTATATATAACAATCATTGATGGGAATGGAGCCGCATTATATGTAGTTCCGTTTTTATGGGTAAATCGAATTCGTCCTCGCAAGAAGCGCATTTCTGCCTTGCCATAAATGTAGTCATGAAAATAGCTCGTATCCGTCCGTGCCGGGATGAGCAGCACTATCGGATGCTCAGTTTTCTGCGATTCCTTGTATGCTTTTTCGATCCATTTACCGATCTCGCGTCCGTATGGCGGATTGCAAAATACCGCTCCACCGCAATCCCAGCTCTGCGAAAGCCCGTCCGTTTCTGGCGTGTAATACAAAGAGCATTTCGCCGTTTCATCAGTGGCTGCTGGATCCAACACAAAGTGAAATTCCTCGTTCAGTTCGTCATAAAACTTTTGAGGTGTACACCAGTTCATGTCTTTCGATGACAAAAGCGCTTTTTGCATGCTATCCCTCCCCCAGCAGGTCAACGCCTATGCCGGCCAGTTCGTTGGCGGAGTATTGACGCTGAACGTGGCTCATAAAGTAGCTGCCATTGCCCTTTTTGACGCCGGTTTTCGCCGCCGACAGGTAGCCCTCAAATTTTTCGCTGTTAAACAGGGTGCAGGGGCGCATATACTCCTGCATGCTTGTCCCCTTCCACATTGCCCAGCGGCTGTCTATTACCCGGCGGCAGTCCTCCGGCGTATGGCCCTCCCCAATGCGGGCGTTGATATAGCTGCGGTTTTTCGGCGTTTTTTGGTATTTAGTCCCGGCGATGGTGTTGAGGTAGTCTATTACCGCGTCGGCGGCGGTCGTGTCGGTGATCGCATTGCGGGCGGTAACCTCTCCGGTCTCCCGGTCTATCGTTACTATCAGGGCGGGCCTGCCGTTGATGCTGACAGCGGCCCGACCTTTTGTGTCCATGTGCTCGCCCACGGAGCGCATAAACATTTCGAGTATCTCCCGGCCCTCCATGGCTATATAACCCCCTTCATAAAGCACCCCCAAAAGGTTTTGCTTTTTCTCCCGCTGTGGTGCCCAAATAGTGGCTTTTGGTCAATGGCTTTCCAAACCTTTTCAGCCGGAATATCGTACTCCGACCATTTAAAAATCAACACTCCATCGGGTTTCAACACTCTCATACATTCCGCAAACCCATCATGCAGCATTTGTGGCCAGTTGTCGTCAAGCTTCCCGTATTTTTTAACCAGCCACGATGTTTCTTTTGCTCCTGTGAGGTGTGGCGGGTCAAAAACAACAAGCGCAAAAGCGTTGTCCGGGAAAGGTAACTGTGTAAAGTCGCATACTATATCGGGCTTGATAATGCACTTGCGTTCGCTCTGCCCCTCCTCACTTCCCCATATGCCCGTCATTTCAATTTCTCTTTTATCGCAGTAAACCGCCGCCGGGTGGTGCTTATTAAACCATATCGATCGGGATCCGCACGTTACGTCCAGTACCTTCCTATCCACGGCTATATCTCCTTTTTCTCTTTTTTGGTCTCGCTGCGCTCTATGGCTATGCCGATAGCGGCGGAGCCGGTGCTCTTTACGGTGGCCTTAACTCCGTCCGTGGTGGTGATGACCGCCTTATCCACAAATCCGCCGTACACCCGCTCGGCAAGCTGCTGCAATATCTCCCGCGTCTGCTCGTCCACGGCCATGCGCTTCTGGCGCGGGTTGCCGGTAAAAAGCTCCTCGATCACGTCATTTGCTTTTTGCAGGGCCTCAATGCGGTCGCTCTCTCCCCGAAGGGCAGCCTCATGAGCGTCACGGTCGCGTCTGGCCTCCTTGCAGTCACATATGAGGGTAGCTATCCCGTCCTCGTCCGGGTCGTCGATGTTTGGGTGTAGGGCCAGATAGCTCTTGATATTGAGCAGCTGCCCGCAGTAGCGGCAAACGCCGAAAGTCTTTTCAGTTGTTTCCACTTTGTTTGTCCTCCTTTGATATGTTTTTTCGTAGTCTTTTTACGAGCAATAGCTTTCCAGCACCGTCAATCTGTAACTGCCGTCATTATCCGGTGTGTCGTCAATCTGTACCGATTGAGGGATTACAAAAGCGGGGACAACCCCGTTCGCGAACGACGGGCCGAGGATGTAGGCGGAGCCGACCGAGTCGACATGCCGAGCGAAGTCAGAGGAGAACTGCGAGGAAAACCACCAGCTGGTCGCCGAGCCGTTAAAGTTTTTTTTGCGTCTATTCCTTCTCGTGAATATAGGCCATGTTAAGCCTTCTTCTACTCCGTGGTTGTCGCCGCAGCCTACCATGGTCAACGTGGGGGCAAACACCTTGCGGGTTATATTCTCGGCGCCGCTGCCGTTATATAACGGGATCGTGCTTGGGATAATCAGTTCTTTAAACTCGTCGGGGTAACTGTCATATATTTCTACCATGCGTTTGTCCAGGTCTGATCCGGCGTACTCCGCGCTGTCGCCGAATCGGCACAAGCTGTGTATGTCTTTGCGGATAAGCGCAGCCACGCCAACGCCGAAGAAGCCCAGGGTGTAGTCCGCCAGTTCATATGTGCCATCCTTGCGGCGCTCAGGGATTTTGATGTTGCTTCCGAATGGTAGTTCTCCTAATTTCATTTTTTATGTCCTCCCTATGATATGTTTTTAACTCATTTGCTCCACTTGTCTGGCGTTGAGCTTGCCGCGCTCGATCAGTTTGTATATTTCGTGCCTATCGATGCCCAGCCGCTCCCTCGTCTCCTGCGTTGTCAGCCATTCGCCGTCCACTTCGACGATCCACTTCCTGTATATGCGCGGCGGCTCGCTTTTTCCGTCCGGTAAAAACAGCGGGCAGGCGCGGATGACGTAGGACTGTATAATTGTCGTGTAGTTTTTGCCGTGGTAATACTCGCTGCCCTTCAGCGTTGTCTCCCTTGCCTCCCAGCCCTCAACGGGTTCGGGATCGGTGCGGCGAGACCAGCTGCAGCCCATGCCCGGCGCGTTGGTCGCCCTCCGGCAACGCCAGCACAGGGTTTGTCCGGTTGTGCACGCTTCCATGTCTATCTCCTTTTGCGGGGCGCGAAGGCAAAGCCTGTCATTATACCGATAACAAACATCGGCACTCCCCAGCTAAAAAATGCTCCCCACATATCAATTGTCCTTTCCCGTTGCAACGTATAAATTGATGTAGTTGTTGTTGGCGTCCATGCACAGCAGGGACGCATCGAGCAGGGCGGCTACCGTTCTGTCGCAGACGGCGGGAAGAATATCCTCCCTCCTGAAGTCTCCGATCAGCGCCCCGTCCGGCGAGTGGTACAGTCGTACCCGCTGTGTTTTCAACAGGGCGATTATGGGTAAAAGCTCCCTTACTTGCATATGTAATCACTCCTCCACTTACGGTATCTCAGCTTTTCTTCGTCCCAATCCGGGTATTTGGCCATAAGGTACGCCCGGAGGGCCTTTCTGATCTCCGGCCTGCGCTCGGAATTGTCGTAATCCCTGTGGCACTCAGGGCATAGGGTGACGATGTTCTCTTCTATTCCCTTCCCGTTATGGGAGCGAGGGATAAAATGCGCGTCAGGGTTGCCGGGCCTGCCGCACAGGACGCAGCAATGATGATCCCTCTCCCATACCCACCGTTTGACCTTTTGCGGTATCTCACACGCTTTTGTGCGTTTGCTTTTCATTGTCTTTCTCCTTGGTGATCTGATACCCTCCGGCGGCGCGGGCTATCGGCAAACCCGTCCGCGGGAGACGCACCGGGCCTGAATCCTGTTTATACTCGCCCGGTCGAGTTGCTAACGTGCTGTTGTGGAATTGTTAGGTCATTCGCATCACCTCCGGCGAAAGGAGACAGCAGAGGGCGGTGAGCAGAAGCAGCGTTTTGTCGGACATATCAGGTGGTCTGTGTATATCAAAAAGGAGATTATAAACTCTGCCCATCGGACACCGGCCCAAGATGCCGCCCTCTGCTCTCCCCTTTCGCACGGGGAGCTACTGCACTTTGTATTTACAATCGTCGTACTTATGGCGGCGGGCAGCTTTTACCCTGGGCTGATCCGCCGTCTTATCCTCTACCATGGAGGCCATGCTCCGCACCAGTATGAGGGGGGCGTGGCCGTCGGCGGCGGTCGCCATGAGGCGCCCATCCCTGCACATGGCGCGTATGGTGCCGGGGTCTACGTTGATGATCTCGGATGCCCGCTTGGTGGTGACATACTCGCCGTGCATCTTCACCATGCGCTCCTCCAACGCTTCAACGCTGTTTATACGCTCGTCCACGGCGGCGGTTATCATATCCCGCAGGAGTTTGTCAAAGTTATCCATGGCTGATTCCTTTCTCCTGGCTAATCTAAGTGATACTTTGGAGCTTCTGAAGAAGAAGTAACTGTCAGAAAATTCTTACTTGTCATAAGTATCAAATTTACCTCTTCGTATGTGGCGTTGACCTCTGCCAAGATTAACGCCACTTTTCTTGCGGCTTCATAAATGCGTTTTTCGCTTTCCTGCCTGATATGGATATCCATTCCGTCTTATCCTCCATCTCTAAAACAAATTCCGCGCCATCAATGAAGTAACAACGCTCAATACGGCGGTTATCCGTGCGGTTCCCCAGTGCCTTGACCGTTCCGCCGGGCATTTTTTACGCGCTGCTTCAATCAGGTGCGCTATTGCCATGCCGTCCAGTAGAAACGTCAGCATTGTCAACAGATCCTTCATCTTCCCATACCCTTCCCCTATATTGCATCTCCGCATTGTCTGTGCTACGCTATCGTTAGTTCACTGTCAAAGGGAGTGATTTTGTTGAAACGTTTCTCCGCTTTTTTATTGGTGTTCCTTCTTCTTATTTCCTTCTCCCCTGTTTTTTCACATTCAGGTCGTACAGACGCAAACGGCGGTCATTATGATCGCTCAAACGGTGATTACCACTATCACCACGGCCATAGAGCGCATTATCATCCTGATGGGATTTGCCCTTATGATGATGCTCCCTCGGAAAGCAGCTCGTCGTCCTCACGTTCGATGCCGTCCGTAACCGTTCATCCTACTCCAAAACCAACCGTTAAAATAACGCCGGCACCGACACCTTATTACTCTTATTACGACACGAGCGATATAACAGAGCCTGCCGCAGAAGAGCCCTGGTTAAAGAAAGCATGGAAAACCTTCAAGGAAGGTGTAGAGGCTGCCGCCATTTTATTCGTGGTGATTGCGCCTATATGTTCTGCATTCATCAAAGACGCCAACAAGCGCAAAAGGCGTTAGTTTGCAATGGTGCCGCTCACCGTCCATGTTGTCTGTTCGCTTTCTGACACGCATAGTGTCATGCTACATCAAAAAAAATTGCCTGTACGCTTGTACCATAATAACCCGCGATTGTGATTTTGACTTCATCGCGGGGTGTTCTTTCACCACTCTCATATTTTCGCAAGGACGATGCCGTAAGCCCCATTTCAATAGCTGCTTTTTCGCTACTTATACCTTTTGTCTTGCGGCATTCGCGCAACCTACGTCCTATCTCTTCTCGCGTGGGCATGATTTTCACCTCCCATTCTTTTCTGTGTTTTAAGTATAGCACCATGACACTAAGCGTGTCAACACTATTTGTAACATTTTTTATTTACATTTGTCACTCTCTGTGTTATAGTGGTGTCGAGGTGATTTGAATGGCTTTATTTGGTAGCCGAATTAAGCGTTTGAGAAAAGAGCATGGCCATACTCAGGATGAATTAGCGAAACTTGTCGGAGTGTCAAGAAGCACAATCTCCATGGTCGAGCGCGATGAGCGTCGTCCTGATGATGAATTGCTCGAAACGATAGCCGACATATACAACGTTGATATGGATTACCTGTATGGGCGTCAAGAGGTCGAGAACCTTCATAGGCTTGTGTCCGAAAACGAGTATAAGCTTATACTGGCTTACAGAGAATTATCTCAGGAAGCCCGCGTTCTCGTCGATCACTTTGTATTATCGCAAAAATAGCTTTGAATTTTTCGGGGTCTTTTAAAGCTTCAATAAAAGCTCGTTCTTTTTCATGTTCAGTCATCTTTCTGCCTCCAAACACTTGTTCTGTTTTGATAATAACACGTTAGATTCAAAAAGAAAGGGGGAATTTGTATGAGAGTACCATAAGGGGGACTGCGCTCAACAATGTTGCACAAATCGTGCCTCGGTTTCGCCTTTAACCGGCAGAGTGAGCGGGAGCCGCTCACCTCCGCCTAAGACGGTGGAGAAGCATCTTGTGAACCGTCCTGAATTGATAATAGCAACTTTGCCGCTCAAATCAAATACTCATAATAGGTGATTCGCTAACATTCTTGTTTTTTCGCCACACATAAATGAAGAAGGTGATACTTTTTGTTGTTATATGAACATTTACGCGCCATGAAGGACGCAAGTAATATGACGGCGCAGCAGATAGCGGACAAAAGCAGTGTGCCCGTTGCCACGGTAAACCGTGTGCTTCAGGGCTTAACGGAAAATCCGGGGTTTGATACGGTCTGCAAGCTGGTAAAGGCCATGGGCGGGAGCCTGAACGATCTGGACGAGGATAGGGTGTGTGAGCCGGAAGGATTGACGCAGTTATACGAGAGAGGGTTAGAGTACAGGGAACGGAAGATAAAGAAGCTGGAACGCACGATAATGATAATAGCAGTATTTACTTTTATTGTTATGGCGGCGGTCATAGGAATGCTGGTATATGATATGATGCACCTCGATAAAGGGTGGATAACGGGACTGATGAGAAGCGGGTTTTTAGATGGGAGGTTGTAAGAGGTATGGCGAATAACAAGTCTGGTAAGGTGATGGAGATAATCCTTGCCGTAGGATTTATATTATATTTGGTTGCAGCTTGCGTCGATGGTCCTTTTGAAGATGATTATATAATAGACAAGAAGGCGGCCAGAGCTGCGGAGGAACGAGCAAGTACGGAAGCAAGCGTCCAATACAACAAAGGATACAATGTCGGATATTCCGAAGGCAAGAACGATGGATACGAGTCAGCAGTTGAGGAGTTTTGCTTTGATGGAGACGCGCAGTCTGGTGGATGGTATGAAGGTTATGAGCAAGGCCAAGAAGATTATAGACGTGCGATTTTTAACGATACCGAAGAACGAACCGAATTTTTTTATGATTTTTTTGAAATGTATTGTGACAGTGACACGTTTGCAGAATATGTGGACAGTACCTGCGCCGGATGGCGTGAATATATGCCTAAGGGCAGGGGTTTAAGGTAAAAAATCCCCCGGCTGTTGGTGCAGCGCAAGGGGGATCAGAGGTGGATGCTTCTCCGCCTCCGATTTTAGCACAACGGGAGGTTTTTGTAAATGGCAAGGCAAAGTGACGGGAGATACCGGGCGAAGGTGACCGTCGGCAAGGATATGAACGGCGGCAGCGTGATAAAATATGTATCCGGGCGCACAAAGAAGGAGCTTGAGGCCGCGAAGGAGGCGGTCAAACAGGAGTTCATCACCGGGCGCACCGCGCAGAAGGACGCGCTTTTCGGCCCATACGCCATACAGTGGTATAACGTCTACAAAAAGCCGAACATAAAGGAATCGGCACAGAGCGGATATAAGACGGCACTCAACAAGCACATACTGCCTGTTCTGGGGGACAAGCGGCTCACCGCAATATCCACTATGGATTTGCAGGAGTTGCTTAACTCCAAGGGCGATACGTGCGTAACCATAATCGAAAATGTACACCATGTGTTAGAATCCGTCTTTAAGCGGGCATACTCCGAGGGGATAATCCAGCGGGACGTTACCGTGGGGCTGGTCAAGCCCACGAAAGAAAAGTCAAGCCGCCGGGCGCTGACGGAAGCAGAGGAAGCGGCGGCAAAGAAGCTGATGCAAGAGGAAAACGGCCTGCTGGTGGCATTGCTATACTATACCGGAATGAGGCTCGGAGAAGCCCTCGGCCTGCAATGGGAATGTGTAGATTTCAGGAAGAAGGTCATACACGTCCGGCAGCAGGTCAATTTAAGGAAGGGCGCGATAACCCCGCCCAAGACGAAGGAAAGCATAAGGGATATACCCCTGCCGGACGAGCTGGCGGAAATGCTCGTGCGGGGTTTCCCACAGGCGTTCGTATTCCCCGCTCCCGATGGAACATACTACCGTAATTCCTCTTCAAATAGGCTATGGCGTTCGCTGATGGAGCGCATGGCAGAGTTGGAGCCGGACATTGAAACGAGAGAGGGCGGCGCCTCTATCCTCACGCCGCACTACTTCCGTCATAATTACGCCTCCATACTCTATAATGCCGGCGTTGACGTGCTTTCTGCGCAGAAATTCCTCGGCCATGCCAACGTAAAGGTGACGCTTGAAATTTATTCACACCTTTCAAAGGAAAAAGAGGACGCAAGCGCGGGCGCAGTTATGGACGCTTTCAAAAAAAGGTTGCCGGAAAGTTGCCAGAGCGAAAGCACAAAATGAGCACAAGCAAGCAAAAAAGCCCTAAATACCTAAGAAAAACGCCCGTGCAACACAGGCGTTTTTGATGTTTGGTATCCGGCGGCTACCTATTTTCCCGGGCCGTCACCAGCCAAGTATCTTCG